TGTGCTTTCCACTGCGGCAACTACTTACACTGGCAAGATCCGCTGGATTCAGGTGGTCAATGACGCTGTGTTGGCTACTGTGGCTAGCGCGTCTGGGAGCATCACGGGTGCATCGAGGTTGCAGACTATTACCCTTCCTGCGGGCTTGGGTATTGGCGGTGACTTCAGTTCCGTGGTTCTCACGTCCGGTGTGGTGGTTGTTTACTACGCGTAATGTCCCAGTTTGCCCAGAGTGGTAGCCCGATGGATGCTGCGATTGGCGAAGATGCTGATCGTGGGTTTGTGAGCGTGAACCAAAGGCTTCAACTTAACCAACTCCAAGAGGGTGAGGTAAGGGAGTCGTTGAATGGGCGTATGGAGGGTTATTGGAAGCCACGGAAGAACGTGGTGAGTAGGACAGGTGCATTGACTACGGGAGGGTCTCCTTTGCAGTTGCCCTTCCTCTTGACTGGAACAAGCGTCTTGATTACGGCAGCGTCAGTTACCGCTGGCGTGGTCACACTTACAACTGGCTCTGCTCACGAACTAGCTCCCGGCGCAACGCTAAACATTGCTGGGATTGGCTACACGACTGGAAGCGATCCTAATGGGGTGTTTACTGCGATAACGGCTTCGGCATCTACGATTACTTATGCGCTTACTGGTGGGTCTGGAACATACACCGTTTCTGCCGTTGAGCCAATCTCTGAGGTAATTACGTCCACCTCAAAGGCAATCGCCTCGTCCTCACTCGCCACCAACGTGGTGACAATCACAATCACTGCTGGGCATGGGTTTGCCATAGGGACTGTTGGATACGGACTAATCGCCGGGTTGACCTTTGATGGGACAAATCCTAATGGGCTTAGGCTTTTGACTTACGCTTCAGCAACAACCATGACGTTTCCTGTAACCGTTGCAACTACGGCTGTTTCAGGTGCTGGCACGTTGTCACAAGCTCCGATCAACGACGATGCTGCCGCCAACGTCCGTGCTTCCTGCTTGTTCAGCGATCCAAACGACAGCAACAAGGAGTATGTGATTATTGCGCTTGATACTGTCGCCAAGAAGATCGACTTGGATGGTTATGTGATTACGGACATTCCGTATCCTTCTGGAGAGGCCCTTGGTGCTGACACTGACATGATCCAAGTGTTCGACAAGGTGATGCTGTTCCGTGAAGGGCAACAAGCCTTGGAGTGGTATCCAAACGGAAGGCCAGTCATTTCCGCAAGTTCAGACGACACGGCAAGTCCAGACACCGTTGTTACGGTGAATCTGCGTGAACACGGGCTATTAGTGGGAACCTCGATTACTGTCGCGGGGCTTACTACCGGAACACCTCCCAACGGGACATACACAGTTGCCACGGTAACTGGCCAAGACACGTTTACCTTTTTGGCTGCAAGTATTTCGACAAGCACGACGTTTGTTGCTACTGTTGCTACGGCTACTGATGGATTCACGCTATCCCCAGGTGGTGCTTACACCCAACCTCAAGTATTTGATTCACATGGAGGCAGGGTATCAGTGGATGGTGGGCTTGTCACAATTACGGTAGACGGGAATACTACACTAAATGCGGGTAATTTCATTATTGTTTACGAGAACACTATTCCAGAATTGTCCTCACTAGTAGGTAAAGAATTTCAGGTAGTTAGTGCTACAACCACTCAGATTCAATTTTATGCGCCTGTCCCCAACATTATCCTTAGAGATATTACTGCGGCCACACAGGCAAGCAATATAGTCAAGTTATTCACTGATACAAACCACGGGATTCCTGTTGGAGATATAATCAATGTAAACGCTGTGACATACACTACTGGCACAAATCCAAACGGATTGTTTACAACGATTCGTCAAGCAACGAATATTATCTCGGCAACAATCTCAGGAAGCACAGTAACCATCAATTGCACTGGGCATGGATTTTCGACAGGTAATTCAATAACAATTGATGGAATTGAGTTTACTAGTGGAACAAATCCTAACGGGGTGTTTATTATCACCAATATTAACGCGAATAGTTTTTCTTATACTCTGGTTGGTGGAGTTGGGACATATATTACTACAAGCGCATTTGCAACAATAGACGATATTAATAAACGTCTGCTTTACAACCTTGTTGGTGCAAGTGGATCATATACAGTAACGAGTGCGTATGTTACAACTGCAACAGGTGCATCCAATCAACAGATCGCAATTGGAGGAAGGTTCAGCGTAGGTGGTGGCTTTATGCACCAGCCCGGTGCGCCTTGGGGTGTTCATTTCCAGCGTAGGCTATGGGTTCCGTTCTATTACGATCAATCTGGCGCGTATAACAACGTGACATACACTAGCCGCAAGATTACCGATGAAATATCTGTATCAGACATTCTAGACACTACTACGTTTGACCAGATCGAGAACCAATTCCGTGTCAGTGGCGGAACAGCAGACTTTGTTGTAGCAATGCACGGCTTCTATGACGACGGGTTGGTTGTGCTGAATAGGAATAGCCTTCATCTTGTTAAGGGAACGCTGGGAGGCCTTCTGGATGTTACAGTCAAGGAGCTTACGTCCGAGATTGGATGTTTAGCCCGCAAGTCTGTTGTCATGCGCGGCAATGCAATGCTCTTTTTGTCCGATGACGGTGTGTATGGCATTGAGTTCCTTAACGATTACAACCTGCGAGGCACTGAGGAACCCCTTTCTAAGAACATTCAGCCGTATATCGACCGAATCAACGCTGACTATGCGGATAAAGCAGTGGGGATCTTGTTTGAAAACAGGTATTACCTTGCCGTTCCGCTTGATTCCATTCCGGGAGCAGGCGATTCCTACGGGAACAACGCTATTTTGGTGTATAACTTCCTAAACAAAGGGTGGGAATCACTAGACACCTTTGGAGACTCTCGATTCTTAATCAAGGACTTTATGATTGGTAGCGCAAGCGAGAGAAACAACATCTACGCGGTCACGTCCAATGGTGGATTGCACCAAATCGAAGCGTCTGAAAGCTCAAACGACAGCCTGAACGTGGACAACTCTACTGCTATCGTGTCCCCGGCAATCAACGCAGCCCTTACAACCAGAGGATACGACCTCGGGACGATGGAACGCAAGCGATTTACCGACGCACAGGTAAACATCCAGTCCCTTCCCGGCCAGAACTCGGAATATAATATTGCGTTTGCAGCGGAAGATCCAGATGATGCTCAATCCATAGGCACAACGACCACTCTTCTTGGTGGATTGCTTACACCCAGCACAGCTACCGAAGCTGAAACAGCAAGCATCCGGTGTAGGTTGGGTGGCATCAGAGGATTCACGGGAACAATGATCTTGACAAGGACTATCGGATCACCCAAGGTCAACTCAGTAAAGGTGGCTGGTTCAGTCACCAACAGACAAATCATTTCACAAAGATAAAGTATGGGCGCAATTGATACAAGTTACACTTTCACGGCTACTGACGTAATCACTAGCACGAAGATGAACAACATCCTAGATCAAAGCGTGATTGACCCTACTGCTATTACTGGCACGACTCTTGCCGTTACTACTGGTAAACTTTCTGTTGCGGCTGGTGGAATTAGAGCAAACGAGTTGGCTGCAAATGCAGTTACGACGACGGCGATTCTTGATGCGAATGTTACCCCTGCTAAACTATCCAATTCTGACTTTGGTGCATTCACGGTTGCCAGCGGTGTTGCCACACTTGACGCCGATGTTGTCACAACGGCTAATATTCTAGACGCAAACGTAACTACCGACAAGATTCTTGACGCAAACATCACCGCATCAAAGTTGAGTGGAGCGCAGACGGGAACTGCCCCTATTTACGGGGTTAGGGCATGGGTTAACTTTGACGGAACTGTTGCAGGAACGTTTGCTGGAGGAACTTCTACTGTGGTTCGGGTGGCAGCAAGCACTACTGCTACTATCACAACAACAAATAACCATAACTTAATAACAGGCAATAAACTTCATGCTCTTACTGGCGTTGTTGTTGGGACCTATGTGGTTACTGTAACTGGTCCAAAAACATTCACTATTACAACAGTTGCCACAACAGCTCTTAACACTGGAATCACCTTCAGCTTAAGGCAGATCCGCGGATCGGGAAACGTCAACTCGGTCAGCACATTGGGGACTGGTCAATATGCTGTTAATTTTACAACCGCTCTTCCAGATGCCAACTATTCGCGATCTGGATTTGCCAACTGGACTGGGTCTGATGTAATTGGACTTGTTGGAGGAAATGTCTCGACAGCAACAACTGCACAATCTTGTGATATTTACGTAGCTAACTCTACAAATGGAAGCGTAATCGCCGTGCCCGTGGTAAACGTGATGTTTGTGGGATGAATCAGCATTGCTCCTAATGAATACAAACTTAGGATAGGCAATAAAATATATGGATGAACAATTAGAAAAAACAGAAGAATCAAGCGACAAGCAAGAGCTATTTGTTTCTAAAGTTCCGTCTGCTGAAGAGATTGCCTCCGCTTCTGATGTTGAACGGCTTGAGTATCAACTTGCTCAAATGCCAGACGGATACTTTCCTACGGAGCATTTATTTCTTCCCGGCATGTATATTCGAAAGATATTTATGCCCGCAGGATCATTGCTTACAAGCATGAAGCACAAAACAAATCATCCTTTTGTGATTGCGTCTGGGAGGTTGCGCGTCATGGATCAGGCGGGAGTCGTAGAATATGAAGCTCCATTTGTCGGTGTCACTGAAGCTGGAACAAAAAGAGTTCTTTACATTCACGAAGATACAACTTGGCTAACGTTCCACGCTAACCCAGAGAATATCAGCGATCCTGATGAGATGGTTGAATATTTGACGCATCCAAATAAAAACCCACTTTTCAACAAGGATGACGAAAGAGTCAATTCGTGGAAGAAAGATAGATACGAGCAAGAAGGAATTAAAATAATGGAAACTTATACGGAAAACACAATTAACGACTCCGGAGGTGAGTTGAGCTAATGTCTTTGGTAGCAGTAGGAATAGGATCGGCGGCAGTCGGTGCAGGAGCGTCCATCTACGGAGCAAGTCAAGCAGGAAAAGCCGGTAAAGCACCACCGCCGGTTGATATTTTCCACACAGAAAGAAAAGGACGCAATAAAGGAAAAACTTTAATTGGCCGTCAGGCAACAGGGCTTCTTGATTACTATCCAGAATACATCCCCGGCTTTCTCGAGCTTCAAAACAAATTCGGCCCTCAACTCATGGGCCAAATGTTTGGTGAAACCGGGCAATTCCTTGGTGGTGTTAACGGTCAACCGGGCTTCCAAGGACTTCAGCTAAGCACTTCGCAACAAGCAGGAAAAACCTTAGAGCAACTTCGTGCTGAAGAGCTTGGCCAAATGACCGGTCAGGCAGGAATGACACGAGGCTTGATGCAAGCACTCTCGCCAGAACAAGCAGCCGCAGTTCAAGCATCTTCTCAAGAAGCCGAGCGAGCTAGGGCTTCGGCGCAAGGCGTAACTCCAGAAGAACGTCGTGGATACGAGCAGCAAGCGCGTGAGGGTTTCCAAGCATCTGGACGACTTGGTGGCAACCTAGGCATTGTAAGCGAAGCAATGGGGCGTGAGGATGTTATGGCTCGCAAGCGGGCAGAAGCGGCACAAGCTGGACAACGCGCATACTCCCAAGCTGGCGAGTTTTACACCAATCCGGGACTTCAAGCTCTTCGCACTGCTCCATTGTCGTATGGTGCTGGACAACAGGATCTTCGCACCGCATTGACTCTTGGTCCTGAAGCTGCTGGTGGATTTGATTTTAACATGCCGCTTAACCTTGCCCAACAACAAGCAGGAGCGCAGAACCAAGCCAACCAAGCAAATTACCAAATTAACGCCGCAAACCAACAAGCCAAAGCGCAGATGTGGAGTAGCCTTGGAAGTGGAATTGGTCAAGCTGGTCAAATGTATGCCAATAGAAATTATGGCGGCATGAACAACTCTCCGGGCTCAGTGAACTCTCAGGGATACTATGGCGGCGGGCTCCAGCTTGGATAATAACAACTAAAATTATGGCACTATTCGGAGGAGACGTAAGAACAATCCCGTATCAAGCTCCAGATTATTCTGGTTCTGTTGCGGCGGCGCGTGAGCAATCTATGGCTGGAGCGCAAGGGGTCGCAAAAGGAATCGGTCAAGTTACTGACTACTTCAAGCAACAAGGCGAGAAGAAAAAGCTAATCAAGCAAAGCGACATTCAGATTGACGCGGCTTTGAAGCTATTTCCTGATCTTGCGCCAACGCTTCAAGGTGTGCGCGACCAAATCAAAGATGAGAATGTTTCCCTGAATGAACGCGCTGACATTGCTGAGTCTGTCGCTGGACTAATTAACATGGGAACAAAGCAGATGCAGGCGGATGCTGAATTTGGCTTGCAAGAACGCAAAGTTAAATTGGAGGAGCAGCGTGCCAAGGCTGAACAAATACAAGCATCTTTGCCAAAGATGTCCGACTGGAAGCCATATGACAAGGAAATTGAAATTGATGGGCAAAAGGTAAAAGTCGCTGGATCTTTGGATCAATATGGGCAATTTAAAGACCTTTCAAATAATGTATATCCAAGTGTTTCGGATGCGTTTTCTCCAACAGGACCGCCCGAACCATCATTCCCAGACGGGGTTCCTGTTGATGGGACTCCGATGGATGGTCCTGGCGTATTGCCACCAAAAGGAGCAATAGGTGTCCCAACTCCACCAAGCAACTTTGATTACAGCCAATTTCCAAGTATTGCGGGTGAAACTCCAGTAACCACCATTGCTCCAGAAGTAGTAGCGAACATTGAAGCTGCTGGCGGTCAACCCGCTACGCAAGCATCAAGACAAATTCGCCTTCCTGCCGGATCTTCTCTTGTGACAGATAAACCGCCAGGCAAATTCAGAAAAGCCACTGCTGAAGAAGCCGCTGAATACAACGCACTCGCCGGCCAATTTGACGAAGAAAACAGGTTCTATCCAGCACCCGTCCCCACCGGGGCTGAGGTAATAACTGAAAATGGGAAAACTACGGTCAGGTATGGCGCGGGAGTTGGTGGAAAGCCAACAGTAAAACTTGGAGAAGGGCAACAGCTTGTTCCCGACCCAAGTAGTCCAACGGGAACGCGAGTTGCAAACATTCCGGGAGGAGCGGCAGAGCAAGCGGCCCAACAAGCAGCATCTGCTGAAGTTGCAGCAAGAAATAGGGCCGTAGAAATCGGCAAGGTTGCGATAAGCGAAATCGACAGGTTCATTGATTATACCGGCAAAATGAGCAAGTTGCCGTTTGCCAGTCCACTAAGAAAAATTTTGGGTTCAGTTGGTTTTGAGGAACAGGCGGAAGCGCAGAGTTCTCTTGATACGGTTGCATCAAACCTAAAGTTTGAAGCTCTTGATGCACTTAGAAAGTCTTCTCCTACCGGATCTAGTGGGCTTGGGCAAGTTACTCAAAACGAGTTTTCGGCCCTTGCAGATCAATGGGGAACCTTGAGGCTTGTCGGAGATCCAGAAAAAATTCGAGAAAGAGCTATCTCGGTAAAGACAAAACTACTTGATGTTGTTCATGGGACACAGCAACATAGGGAGTCACTTCTTAAAAAAGGGATTATTACTAGCGATCAGTATAATGAAATACAATCCCAATATCCGGGAGAAAAACAATCAACCCAAGAAGATGATAAAATTAAGGGTTTCCGCGCTACATTTCCATCGCAACCAACACAATAATGGCTACAATTGATTCTTATGTGAAAGAGCTTGGAGTCATTCGTTCTCAAGCAGTAAACAATATTGGCCAAGTTGAGGCCGAGTATAACCAGTTGCTTGAAACTGATCCTATTGCTGCTGCAAAAAAAGCAGAAGAAGGTCGGTTTCTACTTACCGAATATGACTCTCTTGTTAAAGAGGAGGCGAAATCAAAAGACAGGTTGAAATCCATGATTGCCGACGGAAGTTTTCTTACTCCGAAGCGCATGATAAGCAAGGGTTCGGCAGATGATGTTTTTGCTTCTGAGAAGTTGCTCCCAATGGATGAGGGGCAATATATCTCAGCTTTAAATGAAGGGCTATCCACCATGCTTGGTGGCGAAGTTGATCTTGATTCTGGTGTTGACTGGAAAACAAGGTTTGGACTTGCTTTTAAAACTGGAGAAAACAAGGAGAAATATCTTCAAGAAAAGTTTGGGACAGAAAACATCCAAAAAGTTGACATTGCCGGAAAAACTGTAACAATTCTTAGAGATCCGGCATCAAATAGATATACAGCAATTGACGAGCTTGGTCTTTCTCCAAAAGATTTGATTGATGCGTCAGGAGAGGTTGTTCCGACTATTGGCTCGATTGCTGGAGGTGCAGTAGCCGGTGCGGCAACAAAATCACCATTTGCAGCGGCAGTGTTTAGTGCTGGTGGATATACTGCTGCTGCATCGCTACAAGATCAGGTTGCCTCAATCGTTACTGGTCTTGGTCCAAGTTTGCTTGAAGCCATTCCAGAACGAGCCACAGAAGCAATGGTTGGATTACCAATTGATTATGCAACAGCGAAAATCGGAACGGCAATAGGAACCTCAGTAACTCGTTCGCGAAAAGGGCAGGTTTCAGAACGCCAAAAATTATTAGACGAAAGCCAAAACTATCTTAGTAAAAAAGGTTATGATACGTTCCTTGCCGATATTGCAGTTGGTGGAGATCAAAAAACAATCAACCGCCTTAGACTAGCTCAAAGGTTGCCGGAATATGCAATTGGAAGGGATGTAGAGGTTTCTCTTGATAGGCTTAGGATTTTGCAAGATAAGAACACGCCCCCGTCACTCAAAGGACAGGCATTATATGGCGACACAATTAAAATGCTTAGAAACGAATCAGAAGCATTGAGCAGTGTTATTGGAACTTATGACAAAACAATTGGTCAACAGTTAAAGAGCAAATACGATGAGGACATGTATCGTATGCTTACCAGACCAAATCAAGACAAAGAAGGTGCTGGAGCATATATTTTCGGTGAGCTTAAAGCTGCCGAGAAAAAAGCAAATGATCTTAAAACAGACGCATATACTGCATTCTATCAAATAGCAGATCGAAAAGGCGTTCAATTTGATCCAATTGATGTAGCAAAAGCAATTGAAAGCGAATACTTTCAGGGGTTACCAAGAAATGCCGCTCTTGAAAAAGAACTTCAAGGACTTTATCAACGACCAAAGAACGCAAGGAAAATACAGAAGATTGACCAGAAGCTTGATTCTCCAAACCTAAAGCCAGCTCAAGAAGAAAAGCTTCTCCGGGAAAGGGGGCGTTTAGAAAAATTGGCAGGTCCACTCATGCCTAAACAAATGGATGACTTGGTTGCTATATTTAGGGAAGCAGTCCCAGAAGGGGGGGCTGTTGGGGGAACAAGAAAAGAAATTGTTTCAGGACAAGCTTCTAAAACAATTTCTCAAATTAGAAATGAAGCGTATGATTCTGTTGGGCTGATGGACGAGTGGGATAACGCAAGAAGCGTATTGCAACAAAGACTTGGTTTCGAAGAACAGCAAATTGGTTCGTTATTAAAAGAAAGCCTTGGAAGATCAAACAAAACTGGTCGCGAAATTGTTGACGACGTTTTGTCTGATCCAAGGGTAGCTAAAGATGTTCTTGGGGCTTTCGCTTTAAATGGAGAAGGAGTAGCCTATCAAGGTGCCATGAGTTTACAGCAAGACTACTTGCAAAAAATTGGATTCGGATCTGACGTTCAAGGAAGAGCTAAGGATTTTAATTTTGATCCCGACATGGTTCGGACGTTATTTGGATTTAGCCCCCAGGGAAAACCAAATGGTATTTATGGAGAGAGAATGGTAAAAAACCTTGAATCTCTCAAACAACAAATTCAGCTTGAAAAGCTTGATCCAAGTAAAATAACTTCAGATGACGTTTATGCACTAGGCGGTGCGATTTCCGAAGATAGCAAAAAACAAGTTCTGAGTGCTATTGT